AAATATGGCAAATGCAACTTCAGCTAATTTAAAATTAACTGTACAAGCTACCGGAGAGAACTCGGGAACTTGGGGACAGTTTACTAATACAAATTTACTTATTTTAGAACAAGCTATTGGTGGATATGATGCAGTTGGAATTACTTCAGGTGCTACCTTAACTTTTTCAAACGGTGTTTTATCAAACGGTAAAAATCAAGTTTTAAAACTAACAGGAACTATATCTGGTAATGTTAATGTAACCATACCGGATTCAATAGAAAAATCTTATATTATAGATAATGCGACTACAGGTGCCCATACGGTAACTTTTAAAACAAGTTCTGGAACAGGTGTTACTTGGGGATCAACAGATAAATCAACTAAGATAGTTTATTCTGATGGTACAAATGTTGTGGATACAGGATTAATTTCTAGTGTTTTATCAACAGATTTAGATACTAATTCTTTTAATATAAAATTTGACGATGCAACTGGAATTAAAGACGACTCAAGTAATGAACAATTAATTTTTCAAAAAACTAGTTCTGCGGTTAATTATTTTGAAATGACAAATGCCGCAACTGGAAACAGTCCGTCTATTTCAGCTACAGGAAGTGATACTAATGTTGGTATAGATATTAGTACAAAAGGAACAGGATTAATTAGATTACAAAATGCAGCCTATAATACTGAAGCTACTTTAACTGATGGAGCGACTATAAATTGGACTGTAAATACATCACCTGTTGCAAAAGTAACTTTAGGAGGCAATAGAACACTTGCAGCCCCAACAGGAGGAGCCACTGGACAATTTGTGTCTTTACTGGTAATACAGGATGGTACAGGCTCAAGAACATTAACTTTTAATGATATCTTTGAATTTACTGGGAACAGCGCGCCAACTTTAACAACAGCATCCAATAAAGGAGACTTGTTTGTTTTTAGATATAATGGTACAAAGTATTTAGAGGTCGGGAGAAACTTGAATTTGACATTAAGTTAGGAGAAAAATTATGTATGTACTTGTAGAAAACAATGCAGTAACAAAAACATTTAATTATGGAAAAGGATTTGTGTTAAATGATACACAATATCCAGCAGACATATTTACTAAATGGTCTAAAGAAGAATTAGGGGCTATTGGTATATATGAAGTTATTGTTGACAAAACAAATTATAAAGACTCAGAATATTATATTAATACAGATTCAACTACTGCATTTGCAAATAACCAGGTCACAGAATCTTGGGGAACTGCAACTGCTAAAAGATTAGAAGATGAAAACGCAGTAGATGAAGATGGGAATAATGTTTTAAAAGATGGTGTCCAACTTATTAATTATGGTTTAAAAACTGAAAAGAAAAGATTAGTTAAACAACAAGCAAGTGGATTACTTGCTAAAACAGATTGGTATGTAGTTAAGGCAGCAGAGGTTGCTGATTATAATGTGCCTGCAGATATTACAACTTATAGAGCAGCAGTTAGAACTAGGTCAAATGAAATGGAAACTGCGATAGATGGCGCAGCTGATGTTGATGCATTAAAAACTTTATACGAATATACAGAACAAGCAGACGGAAGTTTTACAAGACCTTTAGGGGAGTGGCCAGAGGAGGTAATCTAACGTGTTAATAGTTGGAGGAAACCAATCAACAGGTGGCTACGAAGTAAGTAACTCATTAAGATTTAATGATGGAAGTTCAGATAAACTAACAAGAAGTAATGGAACTCCAGATAGTGAAAGAAAATTCACATTTAGTTTATGGACTAAAAGATCAAATCTTGGTAATTTTCATATCATGCAAGGTTTTTATACTAATAGTAGTAATTACTGTGCAATAAGTTTTTTAAATAATACTGATGAGTTAGATTTCATTAATTACGAAGGTAGCACAACAGCTAGAAAAATAACAAATAGAAAGTTTAGAGATCCGAGTGCTTGGTATCATATAGTTGTTGCTGTAGATACAACACAAGGAACAGCAGATAACAGAATTAAAATGTATATTAACGGAGTTCAAGAAACTTCTTTTAGAGTTAACACCGCACCATCTCAAAATGCAGACTTAGGAGTAGATATGAGTACAGCTGCTATAGGTGTCGGAGAAGGTGGTAGCATAGGCTATTATGATGGTTATATGGCAGAGGTTTGTTTTATAGATAATCAAGCACTAGATCCAACATCATTTGGAGAATCTGATGAAGATAGCGGAATTTGGAAACCTATAGATGTGTCTGATTTAACCTTTGGTAATAATGGATATTATTTAGACTTTGAAAACTCTAGTAGTTTAGGTGCAGATGTATCAGGAAATGGAAATAACTTCTCAGTTAGTAACCTTACATCAATAGATCAATCTATTGATACCTGTACAAATAATTTTTGTACTTTAAATGGATTATCAAAAGATTCAGGTATTGAATTAGCAGAAGGTAATTTAAAATATGTTCAAAATGCTGCAGGCGCTAATGGTTGTGTCGGAACTTTTGGTTTAACACAAGGTAAATGGTATTTTGAGGTCAAAGACGAACAAGTCGGTAATGATACTCAAATTGGAGTATATGATGGGACCGATGGTAAGGGTTATCCAACTGCTTATTTAGGAGCAAATTCTTCTTCTTGGGGAGTTATTTCTATTAACGGTAATAGAATACACAACGGTTCTCAATCATCTTATGGTAGTGGTTTTTCATCTAATGATATTATTATGGTAGCTATAGATATGGATAATGGTAAATGGTATGCAGGAAAAAATGGAACTTGGTTTAATTCTGGAAATCCTGCAACAGGTTCAAATCCTGCTCACTCAGGAATAAATGGTGGAACAGGAACTATTTTTCCTGCTATCTCTAATAATAACACAGGTAACCTAAGTTACCTACATAACTTTGGGTCCCCACCATTTTCAATCTCATCAGGAAACAGTGATGCTGATGGTCATGGTAATTTTGAATATTCAGTTCCATCGGGCTACTTTGCCCTTTGTTCTAAAAACTTAGCGGAGTATGGATAATGGCTTATACATCAATAGATAAATCAACAGAACATTTTAATACAAGTCTTTATGCAGGAGACTCACAATCAACACATGCAATTACAGGCGTAGGTCATCAACCTGATTGGGTCTGGCTAAAGTATAGGGGTGGTAATGGTAATTATAATCTATGGGATGTAATAAGAGGAGTAAATAACTATATAATAAGTAATAATGGTAATGCTGGATCTAATGATAGTACTCTATTTGATAGTTTTGATAGCGATGGATTTACTGTTGGTAATGGTGGAATAGTTAATGATAGTGGACGAAATTACGTTGGTTGGTCTTGGAAAGCCGGTGGCTCTGGCTCATCAAACACAGATGGAAATAGAACCTCAACTGTTAGTGTGAATACTACAGCAGGATTTAGTATCGTTAAATACACAGGAAATGAATCTGCAGGTGCAACTGTTGGTCATGGATTAGGTGTAGCACCAGATGTTATAATTGTAAAAAATTATGCAGTGACTAAAGAATGGAATGTTTATCACTCTGCAAATACTTCTACACCTCAAAATGAGTATTTAATTTTTAATGAAGGTAATTCAACAAATAGTAATTCAGGTAGATGGAATAATACTGCACCAACTTCAAGTATTTTTACTTTAGGTAATGGTTCAGAAACTAATGGAAATGGTAATACACATATTGCATATTGTTTCGCAGAAAAAAAAGGATTTAGTAAGTTCGGAAGCTATACAGGAAATGGAAGTTCTGACGGAACCTTTGTTTACACCGGTTTCAAGCCCGCTTGGTGGTTGGTCAAAAGAACTGATAGTAGTAATAACTGGATAATTTTTGACAATAAAAGAAGTACGGTTAATGGATTTAATGTTAACAATGTATTACTGCTACCTAATTTAATTCAAGGTGAAAATACAAATGATGGTGTAGTCGATTTTGTTTCAAATGGTATTAAGATAAGAGATACAAAGGATGAATTTAATAATAGTAGTGGAACTTTTATTTACATGGCTTTTGCTGAAAACCCTTTTGTAACAAGCACTGGTGTACCAACTCCAGCCAGATAAGACAACTTGCTATAACAAACAAACTGGTATATTTTAAAGTATGCTACAAAAACTTAACTTCAAACCCGGATTCAATAAAATGGTCACAGATTCAGGAGCTGAATCTCAATGGGTAGATGGCGATTTTGTTAGATTTAGATATGGACTACCTGAAAAAATAGGTGGATGGTCACAACTCACTAATTCAAATAATACATTACCAGGTGCAGCAAGAGCACAGCATGCTTTTACTAGTATCGCTGGTGAAAAATACGTAGCAATTGGTACATCACAAGGTTTATTTTTATTTTATGAAGGTGAGTTTTTTGATATTTCTCCGATAGATGACGATGTAATTACAGGAGCCACTTTTACAGTTACTTCTGGGTCAGCAACAGTTACAGTTAATAAAACTTCACATGGTTTATTAGATGGAAGGTATGTAACATTTTCATCAGTTACAGTTCCAACAAGTTCAGGTTATGCAATAGCAGATTTCACTGGAAACACTTTTGAAGTATTAAACAAAACTGCAAATACTTTTCAAATTACTATGCCAACAAACTCAGCAGGTGCTAGTAGCGGAACAGGATCTGCTCAAATTGATCCTTATGAAGTAGTAGGTCCTACTTTTCAAACTGCTGGTTTAGGTTGGGGTACATCTACATGGAATTCAAGTACATGGGGAACTGCAAGTTCAACCAGTAACGTAGTTTTAGATCCTGGAATATGGTCTCTTGATAATTTTGGTCAAGTGTTGGTTGCAACTATTCGTAATGGTAAAACATTTACATGGAACGCAGGTGCAGCTAATGCAAGAACTGTTAGAGCATCTACAACTACCTCTGGTATTCCAACAAGTAATAATCCAACTGCTACAATATTAACGCAAGTATCCGATAGAGATAGACATCTATTTCATTTTGGAACTGAAACAACGATCGGTAATGCAACAACTCAAGATCCGATGTTCATTAGATTTTCAAATCAAGAAGATTTAAACACTTACACACCTACTGCAACAAATACTGCCGGAACATTTAGACTTGATAAAGGTAATGAGATTATGGGAGCAGTATCAGGTAAAGATTATACATTAGTTTTAACAGATACGTCTGCGTATGTAATTCAATTTGTTGGAGCACCGTTTACATTTAGTGTTAGACAAGTGGGTACTAACTGTGGATTGATTGGACAAAACGCACTTAGTTATTCTGACGGTAAAGTATTTTGGATGTCTGGTGAAGGTGGATTTTTTGTTTTTGATGGTACTGTAAAAGCTTTACCATGTTTAGTAGAAGATTTTGTATTTACGACCACTGGAGATAATTTAGGTATAAATTATAGTTCTAGTCAATTAGTTTACTGTGAACACAATAGTTTATATAATGAAATAAACTGGTTTTACCCTTCAGCAAATTCAGAACAAATTAATAGGTGTGTAGTATATAATTATGGAGAAAATATTTGGACCACAAGTTCACTTGATAGATCAAGTTATATTGATCAAGGAATTTATGATTTACCTTACGCAACTGATTATGAAAAAAATGCTACACCTAATTTTCCAATACAGGGAATTACAAATAAATTTGGAGCATCTATTTATTATGAGCATGAAAAAGGAACTGATCAAGTAAATAGTTCAGGCACTACGTCTATTGATGCTTTTATTCAATCAGGTGATTTTGATATTACTGCATCTATGAACCTGTCTGGACAAACGACAAAAATCCCTAATTACAGAGGAGACGGTGAGTTTATAATGTCAGTTAAAAGGTTTATACCGGACTTTCAAGTACTTACAGGTAATTCTAAAATTACTTTATTATTAAATAACTACCCAAACAATACAGCAACAAGTTCGCCACTTGGTCCTTTTACAGTTACCTCAACTACTGATAAAATAAATACAAGAGCAAGAGGAAGATTAGTAGCGGTTAAAATAGAAAACGATGCTGTAGGTGAGACATGGCGTTATGGTACATTAAGGCTGGATGCTCAACCAGATGGAAGAAGATAATGGCTAAAATAGATAACTATATACCAGAACCCAAACCAGAGTATGATGTAGAAAATCAAAGACAGATATTAGAGTCCTTAGCTACTTTACAAAATCAACTTAATTTTTCTTTTCAAAATGACTTGAAAGATGAACAAGATATATATAATTATTTTTTATCATGACAATACAATATAAAAACGCTAGTAAGGTATTAACTGGTACAGCTATGACAACTGTTTTAAGTATAAGTACTTCTTCTATTGCAATTGTAAAATCTGTATACATATCTAATAATAGCACCGGAGCTGTATTAGCTAATTGTGATTTAAGAGATTCTTCTGCTAGTACGGACATAGAATTTTTTAGAAAAGATATACCAGCTACAAGCACTATCAATGCTACTGAACAAGGGTTGAATTTAGAAGCAGGAGATGCTATAAAAGTTCAAGCAGAAACCGCTAATAAACTTGAAGTAGTAGTTGGTTATGCTTTAATAGACAGGTCACAACAGAATGGATAATGATATATTAAAGATTGATTGCACTACAATCACAGTTCTAAGAAATACTAGAACCAATAAAGTATATAAAGATGAAGCAGAGAAAGATGCTGATATAGCTGATCCTAACACTGAAACAGTTGCAGAACATATTGCGCAGGATCTAACAGTTCAAGTATCACCGAAAGGATTAAATTTATTACAGAAAGCAATGGATGACAATAAAAAATCAAACACCTAAAGGTGGAACTGAGTTACAATTTAGTTACTTAGAAAAATACGTAGATAAAGAAATATTAGATCAGGTACAAATTACAACGTCTGTACCAGAAAAAATTCCATTACATCCAACTAAATTAAATATTCTTTGGCAAAAAAATTCTTGGGATCAACCTAATATAACTCCTTGGTTTAAAGATAAATCTAATCATCATAAATATGATTGGTATGTATTTAATTCACACTGGACTTTTGAAAAATTTAGAGTGGTATTTGATTTACCTTTAGAAAAATGCGTTGTTATAAAAAATGGTATAGATAACATTCAAAAAGCTGAACCCTATAAAGTTGGTCAACCTATAAAAATTATACATCAAAATACACCCTGGAGAGGACTTAGTGTGTTGTTAGGTGCCATGCAATTAGTTAAGAATCCATTAATTAGTTTAGATGTGTATTCTTCAACTGAAGTTTATGGAAAAAATTTTTACGAACAAAATGATCATGACTATAGGAAATTATATGAACAAGCAGAATCTTTACCTAACGTAAATTACATAGGTTACAAACCTAATGAATACATAAAAGAAAACATGCATAAATATAATATGTATGTTTATCCTAGTATCTTCGAAGAAACATCATGTATATCGTTATTAGAATGTATGGCAGGTGGTCTTTATTGTATTACAACTAACTATGGAGCATTGTTTGAAACAGGCGCAGAGTTTCCAATGTATATACCTTATGACAATAACTATAGAAGGTTAGCTGAAAAATTTGCTCTTAGTATAGAAGCTTCAGCAAATACTTTACATAGCACACAGATACATAATCACTTAGAATCACAATCACTTTATGTAAATATTTTTTATAATTGGGAAAAGATAGGAAATGGTTGGACTAGGTTTTTAAAAGGAGCACTCAATGCAAAAACCAAATGAACCTATATGGTTTAATAAAGATAAAACTGTAGTTGAAAATAAAGACACCTATCAAACAATAAAAACAAACATGGTGACAGAAATAAATATAGGAGAACAATCTCCATATAAAATAATGGTTTGTACTCCGTGCCACAGTGAGGTTAGCATGCACTACACACAAGCCGTGTTAAAGTTTCAACAAGCATGCTGGCTTAAAAAAATACAGTGTAGTTTTACATTATTAAAATCGTCTCTTGTTACACAAGGTAGAAACCTATGTGTTGCAGAAATGTTAAATCATGAGGACAACTATACACATTTGTTGTTTATTGATTCAGATATTGATTTTAATTCTGAAACTATTTTTAAAATGTTAGATTTTGATAAAGATGTTATAGGTGTTCCTTATCCTATGAAAACATTAAATTGGGATAAGATATGGAAAAGAAATACTTCGAAACATAGTGCTGATGATCTAGCAAAATCAGGTTTTACTTTTCCGGTTAAGGTAAATAACCCGGATTCAATTACCGTGGACCAGGGACTTATAGAGTTAACACATGCTCCCACTGGATGTATGTTAATTAAAAGAAATGTCTTTGAAAAAATGATTAAAGAGTACCCTCATTTAGAAATATTTCAGCCTACTATTATCAACGGGGACGAGGTTAAAAAAGAAAATATGTATAATTTATTTGATACGTTGCATGATCCCGTTACTAAACGTTATTTTGGAGAAGATTTCGGGTTTTGTCAAAGATGGGTTGATATAGGTGGTAAAGTATATGCTTATATTAACGATTATATAACCCATGTAGGCGAATATTCTTATTGTGGACGTTTTAAAGATGATCTAGAATAGACTAAATGACTTGTCAAAGAAGTTGACGAAAATACAAAAATAAAATAAAGTGTGGTATTTCAGGACATCCATGCCTGCTTAACAATTTAGATTTATTTGGAGAACAAAGAGTGATTAAAAAACCAACACTACAGGGTGGAGTACAAAACTACCTAGGTAAACAAAAAGAAGTTACAGCCCCTATAAAATGGAAATCTAGTCCGGATCATCCTGAGACAGAATTAGCATATATTACAAAAGCAGAAAAAGATTTACTTGTTAAAAAAGATTTACATGGCTCATTAAAAGGTGGTGTCAATAGAGGACCATCAGGTATCATGAGTTTAAATGGTTTTGGGTCAGCAGACCCAGATCAAAACGTATCTGGATCTCAAATGAGTGCAGCTGAAACTGGTAACTTTAGTGGATTCAGTGGAACAGGTGGAGGAGGAGGTCCTGAA